TACCTCCTTGTTTATCTAGTACGCTTTGTAAAAACGGAGCTGTCCGTATTTTGTTTGCTTCATATGCCGACTTAACTGCAAGCACTCTGGCACCTATTGTTCTTTGCTGTGCTCCTATGGCTAACTTAGCCTGTATGTATTTTGTTCTTGTGCCAGAGTGTAAGTTTATCTTTTTTATGGCATTTTTTATTTCCGCTGGGTTGCCCTTCTTCACAAGCTTGCCCTGGTCATTAAGCTCAAAGTTAAGGCTACTATCCATCCAAAAGTCAAAGCCCTCTACTGCATTTACCTCGTCCTTAAGCAGGTCTTTCTCATGCTGAAACCTGTTTTCCTGTAGATCGAGAGATTCTTGCTGTAGTCTGTGACCTTCGCCTGCAATTTTCTCCCTACTACTTATGCCTACTTGCGTGAGATAATTCTGATGGGCAGTCTTCATAGCTTGCATAGCCAAATCATTCTGCTGTTTGCGGCGCATCGCAATGCCACCCGCTATGCTACTGCCTACATTAAGAATAGTTTCTCGCAGTGCTTTTATGTTAGGATCTTCGTCTATCTCGATATATTGTATTGCCATTATCTACCCCCTCCAGGAGTAGAATCACCCGAATCACTATACATCATTAGCTGTAGTTTTTTCCAGAAAGACATATCGTCCCCTCCCCCACTATTCATCATGCCATACATAGCATAGGGATTTGACATTAAGTTACCACTACCTGTACTACCACCACCATCACCATATCCTTGTGACATTCCACTAGCTAGTGCACCGCCAGCCATTGCTCCGGCCGGACCAAATGCAAGTCCTGCTCCAGCAGTTATTAAGCTAGGCAATAATCCTGCACTACCCTTATTTCGCGTAATAGTTGTATCAAAGATCGGCGTAGTTTGCAATCCACCTAATGTCCGAAGTCTATTTATACGGCTGTTCTCCATATTTGTATTCCAGTCATTTTCCATCATGGCGGCACGCTGACTAGCTTGCTCTTGCATTTGCCAACTATCCAACCCAAACTGATTTTGCGCAAGTCCTTCACGGCTCATTCTATTTAATGCACTATCAGCTAAATTTGCATCTGTGCCATAGCGTGCTGTATCAGAGGCATATCTTGAACTTCGTGACCCAACATCTGTACCATACATTCCAGCATTTATACCATATCGCTGATTACCTAAACCTTCTCTTTGCAGCCCATAATTACCGGCAAATTGTCTGTCTTGTTGTTCCAATCCCTGCCTATACTGCAAGTTCGACTGTGCGGCACCATGTCCATACATTGCCTGCTGTGCTTCAAGATTCCCGCGGCCTAGATTATATTGGGCATCTTGCCCCCGTGCAGCTAAGTCCATACCTTGCCCCTGCAAATCCAGTCCGGCAGAACGCAAGCCAATATCGCCTGCCATACCAAAAGAGCGTAAAGCACGGTTCATTCTCTCTGCCTCAGACTCTTCTGCAAAAGCCGCAGCTGATCGGCCAACTGTACGAGCATACTTCTCACCCATAGCACCCAAAGCTGCATTTCTTGCAGTTGTACCACCCATTACACCACTACGTCTATTCTGTATGTCCGCAGATGTTAAGTCTTTGTTGGCCTTTTCTAATACATTTGCAAGCCTTTGTTCATACGGAATAGAGCCACGCTCACCTAGCTCCATCAACGCGTTCATCTGCGCATTTGGATTATACGTATTCTTAGCTTTAAAACTCCGTAAATCGTTCAGCCCCTCTATAGACTGGTATCTCTCTGCCGCAGCAAAATCACTCTTCGGTGTGTAATCACCAGCTTCCTGCCCTTCCCACTCAGGCTTATCTACATCTCCCCAAGTACCTGCAAAATTAACTGAGGGTGCAGATCCATCTCCCGCACCGGTCGGTGACCAAGTTGGCCCCGCGGATGGAGTATAGCTTGTGAATGAGCTTGATGGGCCAGAACTAAGATCACTTAATGTGTCTTGGTAGCCTTCTTCTTGCCATGAGGTTAACTTATTCGTTTTACTTTTAGTAGTCGAGCCCTTTTTTGCCCCAAATAGCTCCATTAACGCCTGTATATACGGCTGTGTTCTCAGCCCCTTATTAAGCTGGCCTGACTCGGGATGTACTAACTCAAATCCTTCAAATTCAATCATAGTTACCACGGAAATTCTGGGTTAAAACTAAAGCCAAACCAACCTGCTTGAAAGTTGGCACTTTGGCCTTTAAATCTAAATCTGATACGTTTTAATGCTTTGTTAATGTATACCCGATCCTGTGCTATGCTATTCTTAGCTGTCAGCGACTTTAGTCTGTTCCATGTCAGTCCTAGGTCCTCTGAGTACCAGATTACGACATCATCACCTGATGCGTATAAATCCGCATGCTCGATACGTACTAAAGAGTTTGGAACATAATAGTCTTTGCTATCATATTGCCATTGAATTGGGTATATGTAATCAGTCTTTTTAACCTGGTTTTGGTCCCAGATTACCTTTGAGGCATCTGACACAAATGTGCCATCGTTAGCAACAGCCGATCCTTGAGACAGCATAAATCTATGCGTTTTCTCTGCAATAAAAAATGCACCAATCCAAGGTTGTGTATATTGATCCCATACATTACGTAAACCATTCCATGTTACAGTAGAAACAGACTTGAGCATCTTAGCATAAGTAAAATAATGGTAGAATATACGCTTAGACCAGGAATTATTCTGCTCACTATAACGGAAAGCCTTACGCATCCCTTTTACAGCACCCTCAGGATAGAACACTAAAAGCTCTTGAAACTCCGGGTCATAGGTACAATGTATAAACTCCTTCATGCTAAAGTTTGCAAATCTCTGCGGCGTAAACAACTCCTCTCTAATAGAATCACCAATAGGCAAAAGGCGTGAACCCCCATCATACTTGTATATGTTCTTCGAGCCTACTACATAATGGATAGTTGGCGCATCTACAATCGCATGGGTGCTTATAGCACCTTCGCTATTTATTGTGGTCTGGAACCGTGTCGATGCATCTACGCTGGCAATCCAATCACCTCGTAATATTGAGCCTTGCTTATATACAATCAGTACTTTGTTTAGCTCCCGTACGGCATTTATAGTTGTATCGCCTTCGATCAGATCATATACCTCGCCGCCTTCAGTTGCTATAAAATTTTCATAATCAGCCCCAACACTCATGCGTACTCGGTTTGTGTACGTAGTGCCGGCTTCATTACAGTTCCCAAAAATTAGCTTATTCCTAAACAGACATACAGTTTTAGGTTTAAATGAGCTTAGTGTCGTTGAGCCACCAGAACCATGCGTTGCAAACGGGCTAGAGGTAATCTTAGTCAATGTCAGCGGACGCACAGTTACGCCTGAGCCACCTGAATATATAACGTATGGACTCTCTACAACATTAGTTAATACAGTCGCACCCTCTTTCGAGGCTCCACTGGGCTTCCAACCAGGTATAAATACACTATCTGGTATATAGTTTAAATCACCCCCAAGCTCAACTCTCTTTACAACTCGCCCCCCAGCCTTAGCTGGCCCAGGCAAAGCGTCTGCAATCGTAATGGTTGTGCTACTTACATTGGTAATGGTAGTTTTGTGCTCCTGCGTTTGATCAGCCCGTTGCATCTTCCTCGAACCGCTACTCGCCTCGCTAGTAGATCCCAACGCACTAGAATTTAAATTTGTAGTAACTGTGGTAGTTTGACTAGCGTGGTTAAAGACAATAGCTGTAATAGTCTGATAGCCGTTATATCCACCTGTAGTAAAGCCTTCCACATATAAATTATTGCCTATATCCCAGGCTGTAATTGAACTAAGTGTATATGCTGTCGTAGTGCCCGTGCTTACTCCTGTAATACTATATAGCTTACCAGATTGGTAACGTATGCCAATTTTATGATCGTCATCAAATGTTAATGCATCCGCTACAACGACACTTGTTGCAGTAGTAGCGGCATCATCAGCTAGTGTTGTAGACTGTGCCGTGGCATCGCTAACCTGATCTACAGCATAGCTCCATTCTCCGCTAATCTTCTCATATACAGTCTGGTCCGTAACAAGTATCAGATCCGCATTGCCAGCAGGATAACGCATCTGAAATATAAACTGAGGCGTGCCCTCAATAGTACCGAGAAACTGCGCATAACCTTTGTCAACAGCCATTATGCCGTCACGCAGTGTTACATTGTCTAGCACAGTGCCGCCGCCATCGGGCATACTATCAGAACGCTTATCTAAACGTATGCCGTCTTGTAGATTTTCTACAAATTTATATTGCGATTCAGGCATTAAGGCGTTGCATCTGATAGATTAGTTATATAATACCAATCACTGCCTTGGTATATCTCAAACCGATTCTGCGTGCTATGATAGATCATTTGACCTACTACCGGTGTAAGTGCATCTCTTTCAGTAGTTGTATATTCAGGCACACTCAATCTCTCAATCCAACTTATAATATCATTTATACGTTCGTCCTGTACTTCTAGAAGCCTTCTAATCTCATTATACTGGTCTTCAATCTCAGATGTATGAGAATACGTTACACGGTCAAATATTGTCGCAAGCGTGCGTACTTGTACCATTATGCCCTAAGTGCTTTTACTTCCGCAGAAAGTTCTTGTATGGCTTTAAGCATAAGCATTTGAAGTGCTTGTGGCTTGAATCCCTTGGCAGGCACTGGCTTATCTAGTAAATTTCCTTTTTCATCGCAAGGTAAAAGTGCTCCCGGCAGATGGATATTAACGCCAACTTCTTGCACAGCGTCTGGATATATCTTCTCTACATCTTGGGCAATTAAGCCTAATTTTACATCACCCTTTTCACCTACCTCTGGCAAAGCTGACTCTTTCCAGCTAAACGACTTAAAATTTAACTTATCAATAATGGGCAAACTCTCAACAGATGTTTTTGCTATACTTTCTTTCAGTTTTCTATCCGAAGTATTATGCAACATGCTATAAGAATTGTTAATATTAGGACTCCGTTGTGTTACAGTTGGGTTACCTTTTACTGTATATATCATATATTTGCTATCATTATGCGACTCGATATAGGCAGTATTAATACCATGCGCACGGTAATCATCTGCAACGGTACTAAAAGATGAACTTCCTGAGTCTGTTGCAACTATATTGGCGCCCGCTAAACTTGTAGTTCCTGTGCCTCCTTTTGCTACTGCTATAGCATTACCACTCCACGTACCTGCTGTAATAGTGCCAAGAGTTGTCAACCCTGTCATAGTAATGATACTATTCTGAGTATCCGTAGTAACAGTACCAGCCAAATTACCTGTTACATTACCTGTGATAGCACCCGTTACATTAAGTGTGCCGTCGACTACAGTATTGCCCGTGCTAGCCGCAACTGTAAATTTATCTGTATTAACAGCAAGATTACCAGTAACCCCTAGAGTACCGGCTATAGTTGTATTTCCACTAGCCTGCACAACACCAAACTTTTCTACATCACTACTATCTTTTATTGAAAAAGCACCTTTTGCTGAAATTGACGTTAATGTGGCGGCGCCTGAAGCTGTAATAGTCGTTGCAATAAGGGGGCCACAAGTGATACTACCACTAGATTGCATCTCGATATTGCCAGTAATATCAATACCTCCGGCATTCTTCAATACTATTTTATTCGTGCTACCTTTTGTAAGTGTTAGATCAACACCAGCAGTTCCTGTTACCTCATCAGTTGTAAAAGTACCAGCACCTACTGTAAGATTGTTAAATGTGCTTGTACCTGACGCTGCCGTTACATTACCTGTTAGTGCGCCAGCAAAAGTATCAGTTGTTAGAGTATTTGAATTAGGATTATAAAACAAATGGGCTACATCGGCACAAACTGTATCATGGCTGGCAGAAGAATCTGCATCTACAAATGTTATAGCATAAGATTGGTCGTCAGCCTTGGCAGTTATTGCCAATGTTGTAGCCTTAGATGCTATACCGGTGAATGCTGCATCTGTTCCATCTGTTCCAGCTTCTAGTATTTTATTTGTAGCATCAGATGCATATACATCGCCCTGCAAATCCCCAACAAAGCCTTCTTTAGCTGTGCTAGCTTTTACTTGAGTAAAAAATCCGGCTTCCCTATTTCCATCGATGCCAATCTGGCAATTTGTTAAAACACTAGCATCCACACAAGTACCAGTTATATTTAAGCCAGTAATAATAGGGGCTGTAAGTGTCTTATTCGTAAGAGTTTGTGTTTGGCTATCTGTAATAATCTCTTTAGTAGTAGTTTGCGCACCGCCTTGAAAACGTAAGACATTATCCGTGCCGGAACCATCTGTATGCTTGCTAGCTTGCGGACTACAAAATAACTCTGTAACCTTGTCAGTGTTAGCACTCGCACCTGTGTTTGTTGTGCCGGTACGGGAGCTGACATTATAATCATCTGCCTGGTTCTTAAAAGTGATTCTCCTGTGAAAACCACTATGCGAATTATTATAATACCCTGAATCTGCGGTAGGATCAGCAAGACCAGCCGTACCGCCAAATACATGATCTCGATTTATAGGCTCTCTTGTGCCCTTTTTACCTTCTCTTATACGAAGCGCACCTTCTGATGCATCATCCGTATTTGCGGGTAATGCCTCATCCCATTCTATCGTATTAGCCATGTGTTACACTCCTTACAAAAGGATCTTTCCAGTAGTTACCGCTAGTTGAGGGGCGAAGAGCATCAATTTTTTGATATAAGTCAGGTTTAACATTTTGGGAACCCATAGCCTCCTTCAGCATTGATCTAAACATGGCCCAATATGCATTGCCACGCTCAACATTATTTAAATGATATAGTGTCCAGCAGACAGTCAAGGCAATAAGCAGATCATCTTTAGTATCCAACTCGCTCAAGCTATCATCATCTGTTAAATCTGCAGGCCATTTACTTCTACGCAACTTTGCTGTATACGCCTTGTCTGGCGGTGGGTAAAGTTCGATAGTCGAAGAAAATATACAATAATATGCAGGCCTATCTGTGCCAGCTGTTGGTATATCAACAAAAAATCTATTTTTCCATGTAGGGCGGTCTACAGCATGTACTGTGTAATAGTCGGAACCATCCACAACAGTAATACCATAGACATCCCTAGTTTTCGTAGGAAGAGAGACTGACGAATCGGCAAGTGCGGCGCCAGTATAACCTATGCTTAAATCCACAAGTGACAGCATTTCCTCAAAATCGAAGAAACGTGCAATGCGCATCTGGCAGGTGTTAATCAACGAATCTAAATGCTCGTCAAGATCATCACGATTGCCTAAAGCCAGCTTTACCTGGTTTCGCATTTGTAATAACGTCAAGTCTCCCATAATTTCCTACATTATGCAGTGTAACCAAACCATTTTTAAACTAGCATCAGATGCCGTTGCGCATGAGATAATTACATCATTTGCCGTAGCAATGGTAAGCATACCATCGGTTGAATGAGGCATGCAGGCTGCTCCATCCGCACCACTATTAATGGCTTGGTTGACCGTAGCAGGACCACGAACCTGTAGCCAGCAAAATTGCCCATCAGTAGGCGCCGATACAAACATACCAGCAGCTACTAAATTAGTATCTCCATCAGTTACATCAGAAGTAACGATATCCTGAGTAGTTGCTTTGAAGATAGCAATATTGCCAGACACGGCTGCAACGCTACCGGAACCATTATCGAACTTGTGATAACGATAAACCTTCATTCCATGGAATCGAGTCGAACCAATGACTTCCTTCTGTGTAGTATGAACGTCGGTAACAGCACCCGACCATACGACTTTTTGTCCCTTGTCGTCAAGGGTGTACGTGTTAGCCATAAATTACCCTTTATTGAGTATTAGTAAAGACGCCGTGAATAACAGCACTTGAACGCCTGCTACATGCAATCATATTCATTGCAGTAACAATCTGTGCCGCTCTCTTCAGCTGGTTAGGTACCGGCTTCCATTCGGTCATGTCAAAGTACATGCCTGGATCATAGTACGCATAAATATGATCGGTATCAATCATATAAATCTTAGACCCTACACAATCAGCATCAAAGATCAGATTTGAACTTGATGTGCTTGTATCAGACGGACAGTTATCTGACGGAAGAATAGGCAAGCCTTCAAACGTCAAAGTTTGGAAACTAAGGTCACCGACCTTCTGCGTGATAATACGCAGGTGATCATCAATCGAGGCATTGTATGCTCGATAAATGTTATAGTCGGTCAGTATAATGTCAGGTCGCTCGTTGCCAAGTGACTTAGAACAATTATCCTTAGTTTGTCGCATAGCTACGATACCTTTGTCAGGACCAGAAGCATGCGCCGCACCGAATACATTAGCTGTTGCTGAACTTCTGGTATCACTAACACCAAAAGAAGTATCAGTAGCATAGTTGAGCGTTTTATTTCTCCACCAGCTATGTGTACCCTGTGCAATTTTACCAACATTAGCAACAGCAGTAGGATCATCGGCAATCAAATGCTGAAGACCTTCCATCTGTTTGTTGGTTGAATCTGCTCCGCCAAACAGCCGTGTCTCAATCTCTTTAACCAAAGAGTTTTGAGCAACTTCCATTTTGTGCTTTAACAGATTAATGATTTGCATTTTGCCACGGTTCTTCTGCTCTTCAATCTGCGAGCGTGCAACCGATGCAACAAGATAACGCCAATCCCATTCAGCGGTCGTTAACGGATCAATATCATTGATATTAACCGCATCC